ACTATTATCTTTAATCTTTGTTCTTGTTTTTATTTCACCTGTAAAGAAATCATTAAACTTTTTACCTACAGTAAGTCCATATTCTTTAGCATCTTTACCTCCATTTAATCCATCTTGAATACCCATACCTAATCCAATATAAGTATCTTTTGCTGATAGTGGATACATCAAAAATAAACATAATATAAAAGTAATTGCTCTCATGATTTTATTTAGATCAATGTTGCGTCATGGTCATAAAAACTTCATATTTCTCTTGTCGTCTATGAAGCTCTTTCATAACTTTCTTCCAATATGTTCTCATATCATCATCCTTTGTTAATGAATGAGCCCTTATTGCATTGTTGATTAGTCTTGTGTAGTGATTATGCCCCAGCGTTTGCAATCTGGTGTGCGATCTTTTCGTCGTCAAAGTGTGCATGATATTCCTCTAGTTTACTTAACAAAGTTGGTACATAAGGATATATTGTATCCTCAAATACTAACGGCTCACTATTATCTACAGCCATACAAATAACTATGTTTGGTATATGAATAGTAGTAACATATTCAAACATTAAACTATATGCTGTTGCCTGTACAAAATAATCTTGGATCCATTCTTTCTTCTTTGGTTTTCTACTCGTCTTAAAATCTACTATACTATCTTTTCCATTCCATCTACATACACAGTCTACTCTTCCAGCTGCTCTTAACTTGTCACTATATAATGGAACTTCTTGATGGTATACTAGATCAATATTTTTATCTAATAATGGTTTGATGGTTCTAAACATAGCCAGATTAGAAGGCATATGTTTCAATGTATATTCTTTGTTGTTTAAATAGTCTTCACAGATCTGATGTACTGCTGTACCTCGTCTACTACTTTGTGTGGATATTTTATTGGCTTCTTCTTCACCAACTCTTTTTCTCCATTCTTGTATACTATCTTTTTTGAACCAACCTAATACACTTGTAATACTTGGTAGTTGTATACCGGAAGGAGATTCATACATTCTCCTTCCTTCATAGTTCTTATAAGGTAGCTTTTTAAAGTCAAATAATTTTTTGTGTTTAAACGATCCCATTTTTTAATTTACTTATAATATATTCTTTTACAAATGAACTTCTTACAATATCATCTTGTTCAAATTCTATACCACTCATACCTTTCATACTTTTAATTACATTCATAAATCTTCTCAATCCACTTCTGTCTTCTTCTCTTTGTAAATCACTTTGTCTAAAGTCTCCACAAAATATTATTTTACAATTTCTTCCAAGTCGTGTTATAATAGTATCCAATTCATGGAATGTCATATTTTGACATTCGTCTACTAATACTACATTATTTTCGATTGTATGTCCACGAATAAATGAAGTACTTGTAAATTTTATCATGCCTTTCAATTTAAGTAACTCATATGCATCACCTCTTCCAAATAATTCATTACATATACTATAATAAGGTCCTTCATATACTTTACTTTTCTGTGCTTGATTGCCTGGTAGAAAGCCCATATCCCTTGTAGGAACGACGCTTCTTATAATCGTTAGCTGTTCATGTGCTCCGCTCAGTATATCCTCCAAGGCCAGATAAATTGACAGGAATGTTTTTCCTGTTCCCGCTACACCATGACATAATAAATTCTGTCCTCGTTTGTATTCACTCCATACTCGCTGTTGGTTTTTTGTTTTTGGTTGTACTGTCTTTAGTTGTAGCGAATGGTTTTGATGGTTGTGAATCTTTGCTTGTTTTTTTAATAATTTTCTCTCTCTCCTAGATAATTGATTATTGAAGTTTTGGCTATACGCTAGAACGGGTTGATGCATGTTTAATCCTCTTCTTGTGTTTTTTGATTGCTTGGTCTGTTTTAACTTGTTTAGCGGTACGTCTTGTATGGCGGTGGGCAAGTGCGCTCGTTGGATGAGCTTCAGATATCTTGCTGAGTACTTCGTTGAATCCGCCATCTGTTTTTATACCACCGACTCCACCAACAATGTTAGGTACAGTAGGAACTTGAATCACATCAGGATTGTCTTTTAGGTATTGTTCTCTTTCAGACATTGAAAGAAACTCTTCATACACTTTATTTGTTTTAGTATTCTTAAAAATATATATTGGCATTAATTAGCTATATTTTCCTGCGCTACCTTCATATCCGGATCAAAGTTTTCATAATACATTCCGGTCACATTGTTACTGTTAATAGTATGTATTTTTCTTTGACTTCTAGGAAGCACAAATTTAAAGTTTATATTAGGATTTTTTTGAGCAATATAACTCATATACATGCATCTGTTTATATTATCGTTATAACTTGCTCTAGTCTCAGGACCATATCCATTGGATCCATCATATAGATTTGCAACACTAAAATTTGGATCATCTAATATAAAGTCAAATCCGAACATATATAATGTTGTAAATTTCATCTTGATTGCTTCCAGCATAGCATTCATTCCAGCATTGGATCTTGGTCTAGCTGGATTACATTCTTGTGGTTCAAATTGTTCAAAGTAAGGTGGTACTATAAATCTATCTTTTGGAAAGTCACTATTTCTTATCTCTTCAATTAATAAAGGATCTATAGCTACAAGATAGTCTGGCAATATATAATCAGGTTTAAAATCTCTATACAAAGCATTACAACCAAATGTACAACCTTGTCCTATTAGTCTTTTAAAATCTAATTCTTCTCTTGATTTACCATTACCAATAATGAACGCAGGTTCATATTGCCAACCTGTATATTCAGTTTTAAGATTATTCATGACCCCACATATTAATATCACACCAAGAATCTATCTCAATGCAATTTAGTATTTTCTTTTTAGCTTCTTCTACTGATCTAGCTCTAACTACAGCAGTACCAAAATTGTTTTCAAACTGCCATTCAATGTCACGACTTTTTCCTTCCATAGAAATCTCATCTGGAATAATAAAACTTAAATGCCACTTTTTAAGTTCAGGAAAATTTATTACTTCACCCATTGACTCTTTTGTGTATACAATTAGGTCCGTGTATATGTTGTATAGAATAATCTTCTCTATCCATATCAGCAGGTGATTTCCATGTAGGTGTACAACCTGTTATTATTAATATTGCAAACATTAATACTAATAATAAAACACAAACTCTATCTCTATCCATTATCTGAAGTTCCCTGCTATATCTGGAAATGCTTTTTTAGCAACATGCCTTGACATACCTGGAAAAGGTATCTCACCTTTACGAATTGCTAATACAAGTTTAGCATCATCTGGATCCATACTCTCTAGCCATTCAATAAAATTCATTTCTCTTTTAGTTTTACTCATGTCAGGATACCCACCACCTTCAACATAGATCCTTAAACGGTTATATGTTGACTTTAAAACATTCTGTAAGTCTTGTTCTGGTGTAGTTGATCTGTAAGGTGGGTCAGTCTCTGGTATAAGCCACTTGACTTCCTTTGCATATGTAAAATATACAACAGCTTTGAGAGCTTTGCTTTCATTATCTTTTAGATACTTAGCTCTTGCAGCTACATCTTTGAAGGTTCCGGCCTTCTTTAGCACTTCTGCTACACTTAAATTCATTAGAAATCTCCTATATGCTCTATTAAGTTTCGAAATTTGTTCTGTATAAAGTAGTTTAACAGTTTATCTCTTCGATTATACTCGTATGTATCGTATTGGTCAACAATTTTTTGCTTAATATCTGTTGGAGTATACGATAAATCAACGATTTGTTGGTTTCTTTTCCATCCTCTATACATTTTTTCATCACAAAACTCGGTTGGATCCAAAGTTTTCCATGCTTCTAGCTTGGTTTTCAATATTTTCTTGCTTCTTTTGTCGGTTACAAACGTATCATCATCAGATAAAAAGTTAGGAATGCCGTCTCCTCGGTCACCTTTCATGATATGCTCCTTCAAATAGTGAGATGGATCGTCACAAGTAAGGTTTTTTTTCTGAGTTGGTGAATATTGTTCAATATTATAGTACTTTTGTAGTTGTAAAAAGTCTTTATCACTTGATACAATCATTATTTTTTCATTACGATAGTAATTTTTAGATAGAGTACCAATAATATCATCTGCTTCTGCTTGGTCAACTCTAATAACTGCATATGGAAACTGTTTAACAAGGTCATCTGTTAAGGAATTAATAACTTCAAAGATACCATTCCAATCAATATCATCTTTTTGTCTATTAGTTTTGCGATTAGCTTTATAAAAAGCAAAGACATCTTTACGCCAAGACCTTTTACTATCACAACAAATAACTAATTCACCATATCTAACAGCAAACTTTCTTCTATAGAATAACAAAGTAGATAATATCATATGCTTAACCAGCAAAGGTTCTATCTTTTTGATTTGTTTTATCTCTTGTAGTATGTTTGCTATGCAAACTTGATTTAGGTCAATAAGGATCATACCTTATTCTACACTGAAATATATTTTAAGTCAACTAATATTTCTAATATATGTAAAATTAATTGTATAACCAGCAATGCGATAATAACTTTGATAGCTGGAATATAAGGCACTACTTAACACCTTTGAATAATTTATTACAGTAAGGACATCTAA